TTTTTGAACTACATCCTTCAGCATACCAAATACCTAAAAATACCAACCAATCATTCATTTGAACAATAATTTCATCTCTATCTTTATAAGAGGGAATTGTAAATGTTTCCCCGATCCAATCTTCAGGTTCATAATTTTGTACTGTTTTCTTGTATTTTAATCTTTTTCCAAAGCAATCTTCAGCATTCTGAAATTCAAAATCTTTTTTATATTTACTTTCTTTTCCATAACGTTTTTTAATCCACATACGATGATTGGGTGTAACGGTTAAATCAACTAATTGACTTCTTAATTTATACATTTTACCGTTATAATCATAATTATGAATTTCTTGAGGTTGTTCATAACTAATATTATCTGTTTCTGGATCTAATATACATACAGAATCTTCCTTGGTACAGTTTATAATTTTTTTCCATCCTTTTAACGTTAAAACCTCGGTGCTCGGAAAAAAACATGCGAACTTGTCGCCTATTTCCGGAATTCTATCGCTTCTTACACGTACCTTCACGAAATTGTATCCTTCACCATTTTGGTTTGTATACACTTTATCCACAATTCCGGACTCATTTGCCCGCAATGAAGTACTTAAATCACGTGCTTTTGGTTCTCCTTCAATACTATCTTTTAACATGGTGACTTTTCCAACAATAATATCATTACCATCAACATGAGAATTCATTTTCACAAAGCCATTTTCATCTAATTTATCATAAGAACCGTAACTCATTTTTTCCGTATAAATGCGCCCATTTGGATAATATTTCTGTGGTTTGCAGAACTTTTCATCTTCTAATGTTGCACTATTCTTCTTTTCTTCATCCACATAAGTGCGGTAAAAAGAAGAACGGAACAATCCACGATCGATGGAACTTTGATTAAAAATCAATGAATCCTCTTGATTATATCCTGTATAACAAGCAATAGCTACTATGGGCATTTGACCACTAGGTAATTCTGCACTGTGTAGATATTTGCTTGGTTCAGTATTCACCAAAGGTTTCTGAGGATAATGTAAAACATGTGCCATAGTATCCATACGTTTCCGGAAAGCGGTACTGTAAATTCCCATAGCTTGTTTCCCCATCGCTCCTTGGAAAAGATTTCTGGGAGCTTGATTGTGTTCCGCAAAAGGAATATTCGAAGCCAAGACTCCTAAAATCAAAGAAGGATGAATCTCACAATGCGTATAATTATAATAGGCGTAATTTGTCTGTTTATTTTCTAATAAGTTATCTTGACTCATCGCAATCATACAAGTATTCGATTCATTGATATCCACATATTCAATCATTGCTTTTCGTTCAGATAATGCTTTATTTTGAATGGGACGAATTAAAATATCATTCCAGCTTAATTTTTCATTTTTAATCGTTTTAATAAATTCATCAGTTATTGTATATTGATTATCTTTTATAATATAGAGGGGACGTGCTAGACGACCACCATCCGTATAAATTTGAATCTCATTTAATTTAATGTTCCAAGCAATAGAAATATATGGATTTAATAAACCTTGACGGCGCATTTCTTTTAATCGAGGAATAAGTACTTGTGGTTCCTTTGATTGACCATACCAATCTCCATTAATAAATACTTTGACACTGTCAAAAATCTCGTTAGATGCCACATTTTCCAAAGCAATCACACCCAATTCTTCTAATGCAGAAATAATTGGGTCTTGACTACAAGGAATGGTAATATGACAGGTCAAAGCCATATTTTTGACTAAGCCAATGGATCCACCTTCTGGAGTTTCAAAAGGACAGATCACACCAAATTGCGTACAATGTAATTTACGGGGATCCACTGTTTTTCCATTTTTATCCAAAGAGGTGACAATACGACGTAAATTAGACAATGTTCCTAAATTATTTAAACGTTGTAAAACAGCCGCAATACCCTTACTTTTTTTAGAAAGATTATTTTTTAATCCCCAATTTCCCGTACTTAAGGCAAATTTAATATCATTTTCAATCGAATTTGGTTTTAATTTTTTACTTAGATTTTGAGGCAATTCAGCCATACGACCCGCCAACATATCTTTATCGCATACTGCTTTCAATTCTTTCACAAATTTGCCAAAATAAGAACGGAATAATTGAGACATCAATTCCCCACTTGTTTCAACACGTTTATTTAAGAAAGAATCACGATCATCATATTCAATATTTTCCAAATGAGTATTTAACATTTTATTAACCATATATCCTAAAAAGTACGCTTTCTTAATAGGAGACTCGCCAACATGTGGAAATAAATCACCCAATAATGTTTCCAGAGCAAATTTGAGCTTACATTTATTTGTACGATATTTAGCTGCTTGTAATCCAATAATATATTTTGAAATGTACTCTAATGCTAATTTTTGACTATTGATTTGCTTAGCTTCATCAATAGAAGCGACCAATAAATCCATAAGATCAGTATTACTTTCCGAAGAAATATTATAAACGATTAATTCTACAATAGATTTATCGGAAATATAATTTAAGGCACGAAAAATAATAAACAATGGAATATCTTGTTTGAATTTTTTCAGAGCAACACGAATAACATTACCGCTTTGACCATCTTTCTTTACTTTCATGCGAACTAATACTTTTGATTGCTGCGATGGATTGTTGGGAACTACACTCCAAATAGCTGCTTCATCCGAATATTTACTCTGAGATAATTTGGTAGGAAAACAACAGATTTTATTTTCACAAATTTTTTCTTGAGAGATAATAACTTTTTCACTTCCTTTGACAATAAAATAACCTCCTTCATCATATAGACCTTCACCCATTTCCGTTTTGGTTAAATTACTTTGCTCACTCAATACACAATATTTGGATCCGACCATTATGGGCATACGACCACATGGATATTTTTCCAAAGTTGGATGTTCATTCACTACTTCATTACCATTTTCTTGAATAGTAATGGTACGATGATGAATATCCAAATACATATTTGCTGCGTATGTTAATTTACGTAAACGTGCTTCATTTGGATACATTAATTTACTTGGCTGATCGTATAAAACTGGTTTACTGATATATACTTTTCCAAATTCAATTTCATAAACTTCTTTAAATATTTGTGTTTCTTCATCATAAGTTTCTTTGTTATTAATTCTAATTTTATTAAAATCTTTTTCGCGAACAATATTTTGTAATTCTTTATCCATAAAATAATTATAAGAAGTTAAATGATGATTGATTAATACTTTTTCTTGTTTAAAAAATGTGTCAATGACATCCCAAGTATATTCTTCCCAATTAAATCCTTGTTTAGTTTCTTTCGTAGTCATCTATAATATATCAATATAATTACATCTTTAAGTTTTTAAATATTAATAAATTAATTCATTTTTTATATATTATTTAATAAATTTCAAAAAATTTATTAAATAATTTATTATGCAATTTTATTAAATAGTTTATTATACAATTTTATTACACCTTTGGAAATAGTTTACTTCTATTTTTTCATTATACTTCTTGTAAAATATTACAACTGGGGCAACCAGCCATGCCCCTATGACCATTTGTATCTAAATAACAATGTTTATGAATTGCTTTATTACACGATTTACAAACTACATAATCACCGCACACTAAATAATGACAATAACTACATTTTTTTTTTCGTAAGATATAATATTCATATATAGAAAACATGCTTATTTATTATTATTCAAAGTGAGGAAAAAAAATAAAATTACGATAAAATTAATTTCAAAAATAGTGAAGTAAAAAATGAATGTTCCAGTCTGTTAATATTTCGTAAGCATTTAATCGATTACGATGGTGCTTATTCACAAGTGGATTTTTTAATAATATTTCTACTAAATTCCATTGTCGACTATTAACTAAAAGTAATAAAGCATTATCATTATTTTTTGTAATAAAATTAATATCCACTTGTTTATTTGTTATTAATTTTTCAGTTAATTTCCACATCTGATTACTAATGGCTAATATTAATGCATTATCTCCATAAAAATTTAATTGATTTAATAAAGAGGGTTCCATTTTATCTACATACCCTAATGCTAAATTTTCCATACCATTGATGATACTTAATATCAACAAAGAATTATTTTCCACATTGACCACATTTACATCAATTGTATTTTTATTATCATAAAATACTTGAAGTGCTAATTTTTCATCCCCATAATTCATCAAGTAATGCATCAAACAATCTTCTTCTAAGTTTTTCTGATTCACATCATAGTATTTTTTTTGAATAATTATTTTTGCTAAATCCCAATAACCATTGGTAATACATAAAAATAATGCACTATCTTGGTTGTTATTAATATGACGAATAAATTTTTCGGATCCATTTTCTATTAATAAAGAAGATAATTTATACATACTATGTGTTAAAGCTAATATTAATGTGGTATCATTTTCTTGATTGACTGTTTCTACATTTTTTTGATCTTTTTTATAAATTTCTAAGCACATTTCTTCATCTTCTGTATTAATTGCTTGTCCTAAAGCCACATCTTGAAATTGATTTACATTTTGTACATTTGGATCTTTGGTCCTACTAATTTTATTAGCTAAACTAAACATATCATGATTTAATGCACAAAATAAAGCAGTATCTCCTGTATTGGATACAAAAGACGTGTCTGCACCTTTATCTACTAATGTATGTGCTACTTTTTCTAAATTTTTACAAATAGCTAAATTTAAAGCATTAAAATTATGCTTTTTCTGCACATAATCCATATTTACATTATATAAATTGAGTATTTTCAAAGCATTTTCTTCTTGTTCATTATCAATAGCAATTAATAAAGCATTATCACCATGTTCATCAACAATATTTACATCTAAATTTTTATATGTAAATAATTGATTTACTACGGATTGCTGATTATACCGAAGAGCACAAGTTAATGCTGTGTCTCCATTTGCGTCCACGTAATTAATATTTTTAAAACCCTTTTGTAAAATTTTTAGCCCAATTTCTTCATATTGTTTTTTTAATGCTAAAATAAGAGTACTATTTTTTAATCCATCAATTTGTTCAAGACCAATATTTGAATATTGCAGAATTTTAAGGGCATATTGAGGCATATCAAAATGGAGAGTTAATAAAAAAGCAGTTTCTCCTTTTTCATTTGCATAATCTAAATGTGAAATTACATTTTTATCTTTTAATAATTGATTAACAACATTTAACTTTCGATCATATAGAGCTTGTATTAAAATTTTATTATTGAGCATATAATAATATTTTAATTAGGAAAAAAATTTATATTAAATAAACAAATTTATTTTATTTTTATTATTTTGTAAATAAAATATTAGTTAAATTAAACATTTTCATTAAATTGAAAATTATTTTCTACTAAAGCATGTTTTAAAACATCATGAATAGAATCAACAATAATAATTTCTAATGTATTTCGGAAAATACGACGATCTTCTTCCGTAATATAACATTTTTTCTCTAATAATAAAAAGGAATCTACTTTGCGAATATTAAGTGAGTTCTTAATATTCTTTTTATCTTGTTCTTCTTTCCGGAAAATGACATCTAAATCTTTCACATTATTTCGTGGAACCAATACTTTTTTCACTCCAGCATTTAGAGCTCCTTGAATTTTAGAATATAATCCTCCAATTTCTCCAGCATTTCCTTCTAAATCAATTTCACCAGTCATTGCCACATCATTACGAATAGGTATCTTCGTAATTAAAGAAACAAGGCAAGTTGTAATCGCTAGCCCTGCTGAAGGACCATCTTTAGGAGTAGCTCCATCCGGACAGTGAATATGAACTCCAAAATGTTCATTTTCTTTTTCAAATTCTTTTCGATATTCATCATTTATTAAATTTCCAGCAACTGTAAAAGCACAAGACATACTTTCTTTCATGACATCTCCCTGGCTTCCCGTTAGTTTTTCCAACCCAAATTTTTTATCCGAAATTGTTTTCTTTGCTTGAATAATGGTAATTCCCCCTAAACCTGCTCCAGTTGCGTATAAACCATTAACTAGGCCAACTTTCGGAACGTCATTTATTTTCTTAGGACGAATTTTCGTTTTCATGGATAATACATCTTCTAGAATAAAATCATCAATTTTGTAAGGATAATTAATTATATCGCCATTAATTTTATTTAGATTTACTTCTCGTATTACATCATATAAAATTTCATTTAATTTACGAATTCCAGGTTCGTAAGTATATTCATTAATGATTTGTTCAAGAACTTCATTTTGAAATAAGATTTCATGTTCATTAAAACCAATATCTTTATAAATTTTGGGTAAGACGTAATTTTGACTAATGATAATTTTTTCTTGACATGATAAAGCGTCAATATGAATTTCTTGAATACGATCTAGTAAAATACGATCTATGTTATCACGATTATTGTAAGAGAAAATAAATAAAACTTGAGATAAATCAATAGGAACCGAAGCAAAATACCGATCAAAATATTCTTTATTTTGTGACTGATCAGTAATATGGGTTAAAATAGAAATAATTTCACGTCCATGTTCAGTTTTACTAATTTTATCCAATTCATCAATATAAATAATAGGATTCATACATTTCGTTTCCATTAATATATCCACAATTTTTCCCCAAGTAGATCCTAAATAAGTATAATGGTGACCTTCCAAGATACTTCCATTTGTTGCTCCTCCCAAAGGTAAAAAAGCAAAAGGCCTACTTTTACCTTCATCATCTACCAAGCATTTTGCCAACCCATTTTTACTTATTGTGGTTTTTCCGACGCCAGCAGGACCATGAAGACCAATACATTGCCCATTCATATTACCATTCATCCATTGACCAATTATACGTTTCATTTGTTTTTTGGCATCTGTTTGTCCATATGTGCATTTATCGAGTACATCATCCATTTGAACAATATATTCTTTTTTCTTTTTTCCAAAATCATCCCATTCTAAAATAAATTGATTATATTCATCCATATTTTTAAGAATAAAATTAATAAAATTAATGTTATACGTTAAATTATATTGATCATTATCTTGTTCAGATTCAGATTCTTCTTTTTCTTTTCCAGAATCTTCCTCATTTTCTTCTGATGTATTAATATTTGTATCCCCTTTAGAAGATCCAGAATGTTTATGATAATATAAATTATGTAATAGATTTAATTTGTTAATTAGTACTTTTAATCCTAAGCTACTTAATTTTGGTTGATAAATATTATTAATACTATCCATAATACTTACAATTTCATCTTTATAGGCATGATTTTCAATGGATAAATGTTGATTTTTATTCATTTCATCTAATAAATTTTGTAATAATTTATTCATAATTGTTTTTAAATAATCAATAAATACTTCACAAGTATGTTCGCTATTGATTCCATTTGCATTATATTCATTGATAATATCTACAATTATTTCGTAATTTTTTTTATTAAATTCATTTAATGAAAAAGTATTGTAGTCCGAAATTTTAATACTAAAAATATCTACATACTTATTTAAATTTATTTTATAATTTTCAAAGAAATAAATAATATCTTCTTTTTTATAAATTCCAAAAGGTATCTTCAATAATCCATCTAGCCATTGTTGTGCTTTAATACTATTTTCTTTAGACCCATTGATTTCTTTTAATTTTTCAAGAGCTTTTCCTTTTACTGTTTCATTTGATTTCATCGACATAATTTTAGATTCATAGGGAATATCTTCCATACCTACGTTCTCAATTTTCTTTTTATTATTTTCGAATTTAGCTTGAGAAATTTTGAATCCTTTCTGAATTTTCCAATGTAAACTATTGAATAACACGTCCGATAGTTTTTCATTTTCATATAAGAAACATTGGTCAATTATTAAATCATATATAATATGAGCAGTAAATTGTGATTCATCATCTCCAATTAAAAATAAAATAATCATCTTTCGTTGTTTTTCGGGTGTTAATTTAATAAATTCTTTCACTAAAGAAGAAAGAGACTTGGATTTAAATTTGAGATATTCTTCATAATCATGTTTTATTTGATTGACAATTTCTAAATAATTCATAATAATGAGATCTTTCAAATTGAGTTGTTCTAAATATTTTTCTTTAAAATCATCAGGTAAATTCAAGTAATCAATTTCTTTCTGAATACTTTCCATTTTCATTTTAAATAAGGGAAATTTTTTAATAAAACCTAAAGAATCTTTTCGAAAAATACCATGAACACATAATATTTTTTCATCATGAATATAAAGAGCAATGGTAGCGCCTTCTACTTTTTCGATGAAGGATTGTTTCTTTTTTGTTAAAGGAATTACATTGGGTATATCTAAATTGACAATTTCATTATCAATCAAGAAATTTTTTGTATTTTTAATGACAGTGATAGATAAAGGAATAAAATAATTATTATAAATGCTTAATAAATATTTGGATTCATTGGTTTTAGTATCTAAATATAATTGATCATATTGGAAAATAGATAATATACTATATAAATTTTCTGATCCAATATTCAAAGATACATTTTCGATTAAAGTCTGAATATCTTCTATAAATCCATCTACGAATTTTTTGTTATACTTTTTTTCACTTAATGTTTTTTCTAATAAATTCATTTTATTTTGTATATCGCTAAAGACGTACATTTTTTCAATGTAAAAATCTTGTAATATATATTTATTTTTAAACAGGAAATCTATATGAGAAGTTAATTGGGTCATTTTGTTATAAAGTAAGTTTAAAGCCTTTTGGTGCTTATTTTTTTTATTTTTGTCAAAAAGAACTAGAGATTTTTCCATAGTAACTATACTATATATAATATTTCTCTAAAATAATCTATTTAATTAATTCATTATTTTATAACCTAAAAAGAAACAAAACTTGATTCACACCTTTTTATTTTTATTTATGTTTTTCTCAAATGCTTTACCAAACTATGTAATAAAATAGATTTATAGTAGATTTAATTTTTCGAACTTAAAAAATTTATTACAATACTTATTATACAGTTATCATGACTAAAAATAATAATAATAAAAATAGTAGAAATAATAAATCTTCTAAGAATAATAAACCAACAAAAAAAAATGAAACACCATCTGTAAAAAATAATAAAAATTCTGAAAAAAATCAGAATCTACATCCTCCTAAAAAGATTGTAATTGTTATTTCAAAAAAAAATGAAGATGAAAAGAAAGAAGAGGATTTTTTTCATCAAAACGAAGAAAAAGAAGATGAGGAAAAAAATCTAAATAAAGATGAAAATAGAAAAGATAATCAAGAAACTAAAGAAAAAGATAAAAAATATGATATTATGAATAACGATAAAGAAGATAATGATACTGAAGATGATGATGAATATCCACCTGATAATTTAATGGATATATTTGATAAATTAGAGGAAGAAGAAAGAAAATTGAATGAAAAAAAGAAAGATTTAGAAGAAGGAGAAATTATGGAAGACGGGTCGAGTAGTGATAGTGATCAAGAAAATACTGATGAATATACTGAAGAAGATTATAATAAAGAACAATTAATAAATGACGAAATTGAAAAAGAATTGGAAAAAAATGCCAAAAAACGTAAATTTAATCGTCTCAAAGATAACGTGCATTCCAATAAAAATGATGAAAATAATGATGAAAATAATGATGAAACAAAAAATGGTATTAATTTTTTAACCAATGATCGCGAATTCAATAATTTACTTATTATGGGAATCTTAGGACGTCCACCTATTAATAATGATGATTTCGGTGATGATGATCCACCTCTTTTATTAAAACCAAATAAAAAACGAAAACCAAATAAAAGTGTGGAAGATTTTCATGATTATTTTAAAAATACCAAAGATTTAAAACCCATTTCTATGGAAGTTAAGTCATTAGATGATCTAATTAAATTAGGAGAAACATACGATCATAAAGATAAAAATAAATATGTGATTAATATGAAAGCACTTCATAAATGTCTTCCTACTTTAAAAGAATTAAATTCCATGATTGGTATGAAAAATATAAAAGAAACGGTCATGGATTTAATCTTTTTCCGTCTACAAAATTTTGAAGATGATAAAGAAGAATTATGGCACTTAGTGATTCAGGGAAGTCCAGGTTGTGGGAAAACGGAGGTTTCTAAAATTCTAGGAAAATTATATTATGGACTTGGTATTGTAAAAACTGAAAAATTTATGATTGTGAAACGTTCTGATTTAATTGGTAAATATTTAGGTCATACAGCAAAGCAAACGCAACAAGTGTTCGATGATGCCGAAGGCGGTGTTTTATTTATTGATGAAGCTTATAGCTTGGGAAATCCAGAAGGACGAGATAGCTTCGCAAAAGAATGTATTGATACTATTAATTTAAATTTAACAGAAAAAAAAAATACGGTAGTTATTATTGCGGGTTATAAAGATCAATTAAATGAGTCTTTTTTTAATTATAATCCTGGTTTAAATCGCCGGTTTAAAATGCGTTTAACCGTAGATACTTATGATGCTGCTGAATTACGAAAAATATATATTAAAAAATTAAAAGAAAATAAGTGGAGTATATTTAAAGAAAATGAAGAAAAAGAATTACCGCTTTCTTTTTTTGAAAAAAATAGATCTTCATTTAAATTCAATGGCGGAGATATTGAAAATTTATGGCATATGACTAAAATTGTTCATGCTCGTCGTGTATTTGGAAAATCTTATGATTTAGTAAAAAAGATTACTTTTACTGATTTAGAAAATGCGCTAAAAATGTATAGTGATAATGATGAATTTAAAAAGCGAGGTGATGATCTGGAATTCCAAAAATATTTACAGAATACTATGTATAGTTAAATTTTAGATGTAATTTAAAATTTCAGAATTTTTTTTTTTTATATTTTTAATATTATAAAAAAAATGAAGAATACTTTAGGTATTATTGAAAAACAATTATTTTGGAGTAATTTAGAAAATAAAGTTATAGAAAAAATTCGTCTTTTAAACATCCATTATTTAGGAGAAGAAAATAATATACAATTTTACAAGATTACATCAAATGATGAAAATTTTAAATCTGGTGAAATGATAATTAATTTAAATATCAATGAAATTATTTATTCAAGAAATATAAGTTATAAAGATGAAATTAAACAATCAGTATTACATAAAGTGAATACTCCCCAAAACTTATGGACCGGATACAGTATAAAAACAAAATCTTCTGAAAATAATTATATTTCTTTAGAATTTATTACCCAATAAATGCATTAAATGCAAATAGCTAATACTTTCTAAAATATTTTTTACTTATTATAAAAATAAGTAAAAACAATATAACATAATAGTTATACTATTATAATAATGAGTTCAACTTTTGATCCAATTTATCATTATTATATAAATAAACCCGTACTAATTACACATCATAATCATTTCTACAATGAAGAACTAGAAGCTATTGATATCGAAGTGCATCAAAATAGAGGCAATTTAAAAAATATTTCTATTCCGAATCATGATAATGACCGTTCGATAATTATTACTAATTTTATTCCACATATTCATTATCATACATTTGTTTCCTCTTTACCTAATTTTCATTTATATGAAGACCGTACTATGCAGACAAAATATAATATGTATTTATTTTTTCATCATATACGCATTAAATTATATATGGATGTTCGATACGTAATTTCTCAATTTTTAGTTTATGATTATGAAGAAATTATATTATAATTTATCAATATTGTTAGGTTATAGTTGTAAAATTCCAGTCACTTAATAAGCCTCCGGCACTATAATTCCCTTGATAGTATTCTTCACCAAAAATTTGTTCATAGTGTTTTAAATGATTTTTTTTATCAAGCATTGAAATAGAACATGAAGACAATAAGGAAAGTAACTTTTTTTGAGTATCATATTTTTTCATTTGTAAATACTCTTCATTTAATTGTTCTATACTTTCATTTAGTGGATAACGCATGTCCATTCCTTCCCATTGCTTATATTTTTCATATAATAAAATGGAAGAAGTATTATAGGTTGAATTATTTTGATAATTAGGATAAGATGATAATGGTTTATAAAGTGTATATTTTCGAGAAGAATGTAATAAGAACGTATGTATGCGTTTATTTTTTTTAAGTAAATAAAGAAAAGAAACATTACCTAAAAATAAGGAGAAAAATAATAAAATACGTAAGAAAAACATTTTTTATAAAATGTATATATTATTGTACTATAGTAAAATAATATGAATATTATAACGAATAAAAGGTAAATAATTATAAAATAATAAAATGTAGGGAACATAAATAGGTTATCTATTAAATATCAGCAAAATTGAATTCTTCATCTGCTCCTGATCCATGATCCGCAAAAACAACATCCCCCGCTTCATCACTACTAGATACTTTCGGAGATATAATATTTTTCTGTAATAGTGTAGAATGATCATCTGGTTGATAGACATCAATAATGTAGAATGTACCTCCATTTAATTCTGCATATTCTAATAATACATAAGTATCAGGTTCAATACGAACATTTTGACGAGCACAATGTGCTTTCGCATTTACATTTTTACCTTTATGTCCTGTATCGGATTCAATTAAAACATCGAATCGTTGTACTCCATATTTTTTAGTAATTAATCCAACATGTTGATTATGTTCAATTTTAGGTAAAAGTGTTTCTTTTTTTATTTTAATATCCCCATTGGATCTTGTTTTACTATTCTTTTGTTTTCTCGTGTTCTTTGGCATGATTATTATTTGTATGTACTTTGTAATTAAGTTATAATAAGATAAAGTTAATTCTTAGGTAAATTAAAATTTCATTTTTTTTTTAAATCTTTTATGAATTTGAAAACATTCGATCTTTTTTCATTAAAAAATTTAATCAGATTTTCAACATAATTATCTTCTTCTTTTGTAATGTCTTCAATAATTTTATTTTTAAATGGTTGTTTAATATCTTCATATTCTAAGTTTTCGCCTTCACAGAACCATTGTTCTCTATGGAAAATTTCATATAATATTTCATTATTACGTTGAATAATGATATAATAATCATATAAGTTAGATTGAACTCCAAACTCATCAGACCCATCAAAATCATGTTTTATACGTTCAAATAAGACAATATCTTCTTTTTGTAAATATTTGTCTTTACATAATTTTTCATAACCATCATTCATAATGAATATTAATTTTAATATATGATTGATTAACAATAATATTTAATATAAAATCTATTAAATAATTTATTTCATTTTTTTATTTATTTTATGCTACATTTTTATGCCACATTTTTATGATACATAGTCATATCTAAAAACATCGAATACCTAACATAAGAAAAATAATAAGTAGTATAAATACAACATAATAGTTCATCATTTGATTTAATTGATTTTTCCCATTTTTAAGAGACACCCCTTGATTATCAAATGTTTCAATTCCAGAATTTAATTCAAAATCACATTTTATTTTTTTTTGGCCATTTGGACATTTAATTACATTTTTCACGTTTTTATTCTTGGAAAAATGATATTCTTCTCCAAAAGTAGAAGCACATAGTGTATCATAATTTTTCTCCATTTGTACTACATTATCATAAACAGGAGTATCTAAGCAGGGAGTGATTTTTGATGTTTTATATACATATTCACGTTCATTATTTTCATTTGATTCACTAAAATTTTTATGAAAAATCTCTTTTTCATCATTATTCCTTTTCGTCGTATATGTATCATAAGATGATTCTTTTTCTTCGTTATTATTATTATTTTTTTTAGAATGACTACGTACTTTTGTTCTATAAAAATAACACTCTTTAGGCTGCTCATAATATTGTATAGATGAGCATTTTTTTTTATCAATACATTTTTTTAAACAATTAGAAAGAGAAATAGAATCATAACTTCCTATTTTTTTCTGTAATTCAAAATCGTAGTGGTTCTGAGGAATAAAATAATTCATGTGATTTTGTTGATCTTCATAATTTAAGAAATCTTTTTCATATTTATTTTTATTATATTGTCGGATGTTATATTGATTAAGGAAATCTTGGTCAATTTTTTTACCAAACTGATCTGTTTGAAATAAAAAACACTTATTTTTGTTTCCAAAATATTTAAATCCTCCGTATTGTTTTTCCAATACATGTTTGCTACATTCTTGTTTATTTTGATCCTTATTTTGTTCTACAAAATCAGTTAATGAAAATTTATTGGTATCAAATAAGTAGTTATTAATTTCTTCATTATGATAATCAATAACGATTCTCTTTTTATTTTGTTTATCATATTCCATGATAGAATCGATCCTCTAATTTAATAAAATATTTTTTATTAGAAAAAATATAATATCTATTTAAAATATATGTTAACTATTTATCAAAAAACAGAACTGATATTAGGGACCATCTTATTTATTTTATTTTATTTTTTGATTATACATTTTAGTGTCCAACCTTTTCTGTATTATGATGTAATTGTGACAACCATCATGTTTTTAATTATTATGTATTTAAGATATTATTTTTTGAATTATTATATATTACAATCTCAAAATTTTTCATCTAATACTAATATAAATGATTAATATTTTTCTTTATTTAGGAATCCAAGTTATCTTACTTATTTTCCAAATTATTCCTTCTTTGAAATTAGAATTATTTCAATATTTTGAAATGTTATTAGGTTCTTTGTTCATTATGTTATTTTTTGGAGTTTTTGCTGCCTTTTTAACTTTAAACCCAGAAATGATGAATTATTCTATTCTATTTGCATCTTTTTATTCTATTTGGTATTATTTAACGAAAAAATTCACCAATTTAATTAACAGTGATGTAAATGGAGTGATTTATTACTCTTAATTTTAAAAATATTTAAGTAAATTTTATCTTAGTATTAGTTAATGAATTACCTTAATTTATCTTCATTACAAAAAATAGATATAGGAATTACTACTTTATTATTTTGTGTTTTTATGACTATGATACGTCCATTGATTATTTATTCTTCTATTAATAGTCGTGATATTATTGCTTATACATTATTATTTTTTGCTACGATGGGATTAACGATGATTTTTACTAATTCTATATCTTTTAGTCAAATTTTTTATAAAGTGAATGTAAAAGAAAGTAGTTAATAACGAATTGGGAAAAGCAATTATTTATAAAAAAATTTCATAATTTTATATTTTATAAAAAATTATTAATAAAAATTTAATATATAAAATATTATTTATTTTATATAAAATAAATACCATGAAAATTTTTGAAGCAGATACTTTAGAAAAATATGTATCATTATTGAACAAGTATGATTTTATTATTCTACATGTTTCAGCTTCTTGGTGTAAACCATGTATATCAATTAAAGATGAATTATATAATTTTATAGAAAATTATGAACAAGGGGGAAAAAAAGAAGAGAATGAATATATTTTTTTAAAATTAGATTTTGATGTAATTGATGAAGATTCCAGCTTTGAAGATTATTTACTCATTAAAAAAATACCTTATTTTGCTTGTATTCAATATAATAAAATTGTAAATGATTATCAGTCGAGTAATATAGAGAAAATTAAAAGTTTTATTCACGTAAATATTAAACAAACTGAAGATTTTAGTCACCAGGAGGATTTTTAAATTTAATAAATTCATTTAAAAATAAAAATATATAAGTATCTAATTAAGAATGTCAGAAGATTTTCTCAAAACAATAAAACAAGCGAAAGGTACAAAAGGGAAAAAAAATAAAAAGCAAGTATACATGGATATGTTAGATGATTTTAATTTATGTACCTATAAAAATGAGAAAGAATCACTTCAAGACACAAAGAAAAAAATGCAGAATTTTCAACATTTATCTAATAAAGAAAAAGAATCTTTTTTTAATAAATTTTCAATTCCGCGCAATGAATCACAGAAAAAATTCATGAGTTATTTACATAATGATCAATTTAAAATTATTATTGCTTCTGGACCGGCTGGAACAGGGAAAACACTTTTTTCTATTGAACAAGGAATACGTAATTATTTACAAGGAAATGTAGAAAAAATCATTATTACACGTCCATCAGTATCAGTAGATGAAGATTTAGGATATTTACCAGGAACATTGGAAGAAAAAATGATGCCTTGGGTACGTCCTATTTACGATGTTTTATATAATTTTATTAGTCCTAAAGAAGTTGAAAAATTAATCGAAGAAAAAGTATTTGAAATTTGTCCTCTGGGATTTATGCGCGGGCGTACATTTAAACATTGTTGGATAATTGCTGATGAAATGCAGAATAGTACGATTGCTCAGATGAAAATGTTATTAACACGTATTGGTGAAAATACGCGTTTAATTATAACGGGTGACTTGGAACAAAATGACTTAAAATATGAATTAAATGGGTTGGAAGATTTTTTAAATAAAATAAAAGGTCGTCGTTCACAAAGCATTAATAGTGTAGAATTTGATAAAAATGATGTAGAACGAGAAAACGTTGTTCGAGAAATTATTGATATTTATCGAGCAAATGATATTCCCTATTCTTATCAAGAATTTGAAAAAGAAGAAAAGGGCAGTGACAACAATAATGTATTTTTAAATATGTCTTCAACTAAAAAAAAAAACTTGCATTATGATGAAAGTTATGAAATTATAGATGAAATTATAGATGAAAATAATGAAAATAAAATAGAGAATGAAAATAAAGAAGAAGAAAATAAAGAAGAAGAAAATAAAGAAGAAGAAAATAAAGAAGAAGAAAATAAAGAAGAAGAAAATAAAGAAGAAGAAAATAAAGAAGAAGAAAATAAAGAAATAGAGAATGAAATTGTAAATAATTGAATAAAATAGATAATTAAATTTAATTTATTATAAAATAATTGTAATAAGATATAATTTTATGTCTGTCAAAATTTATTTTTCACATGATTCAATTCCAAAAAGTAAACGATGTTCTAATTTTTTATCTTTATTACAAGAACGTATATTTTCCAAGCCAATCGTTAATGTACTTTCTAATATGCGTAAATCAATTTTGAAATCAACATAATCTAACACAGATTCTATCAATGAACCTAATTCTTCGTTTTGTTTGCCAATAAAATTAGCAAAAGAACCTGTGGCAATATCTAAGCCAATACCATTTACTTTTGTATCGCAATCAACACAGCTTTTTTTATTTGATTCAGAAGATTTATTTTTATCTGAATTACAATTACAAGTCATTATAATATAATTATATATAAAAATTTAATTCTTTATAAAATTATATAAAAATATATAATCATTGAATATAATTATGAAAACCTATTATTCGATTTTACTTAATTCATCAGAATATAAATTAATTAGAAAATCCATTTTTTTACAAGAAAAATGGCGACAAAAACAAAAAAAAACGTATTATCACAGTGGAAGACCACTTTTTATCTATCATCACTATTATTAATGATTTAAGCAACTGATAAATCATCTTCCTGAACGTTTAAGAATTCTGTTAAATAACGATTATTATTATCATTCTGAATATTATCTAATATTTCAGATTGTAGTGGTTCACGGCCATATAAACCATGGAAATCTTCTTTAAATTTATTAATAATTGCGTGTGCTTCTTCTTGCATGCGTATATCTTCTTTCATTCGTTTTTCCTCTTCATAATTAGGAGATGTCATTTCAATTACGATGTCTTCTGGTTTCTCTAAGTACCATTTATGACGGAATTCATTGGTAGGAATTAATTCATCTAAAATTTCTGGCTTCGTAATTTCTTTCATTGCGTCTGCAATAGTACTATTTTTTTTTTTCTTAAAGGTTGCTTTAAACGCATCAATAATTTCATTGTCAATATTAGGACTAATTTCCATCAATCGATCAAATTCTTTTTTATAATTTTTTAACATATCATGTGGGTTGGGACGTTCCGAAGGTGCTTGAGATAATTCAGTTTTAATATCACGGTAGAATTTATCCCAACTTAAACTACAAATACGATGCCCTTCATTCAATTCATTTACTTTTAGAAATTGTTGAATTGTCGTTAAAATACCTGCAAAAATACTTAATGTACCGATACCCATTTGTGCGTATCCTTGATATTCTAATGGTAATCTTTCTTGTGCAAAATTCGCCGTACCTGTAATCGTGGATAAAATGATTACGGGAATTGTAAAATAAGCATTTAAATAACTGTATTTTTCATTTGATTTATTGTGTAGCCAACGGTAACACATTGCTTTATCTGCCCATTCGACCAATACTTTTTCGTGATCTTCTGACCAATCAGAATGATTATTAATTTTTCCTTTGATTGTTTTTTTAAGCGCGTTTGTTTTCGAATTTAAATAAGGTGCTTCTTCTTTTATACTGTCTAAAGGAATTTGCCTTGAAGATGTACTTTGCGAATCATCCATTATCTTATATTATTAAAAAATATAATAATTTTAATTTTTAGAAGGCATAATTAATTTATAAATACATAGTATATGAATATAAATAAAAAATTTAATGATACAAATATTTTTTTTGAAAAAATAAATGCTATTATGAGAAATATTCAAAAAATTTTTATTGATATTGATGAAAAAATTAAAAAAATAAAGAAAATTTATAATTCCCTAATGAACGAACATAATGATAAATTAAGTTTATATGGACTTGATACATTAAATTTTCAATCTAAATTATTTCAATTACAGTATGAAAACTGCGATAATATGTTTAAAATTTTAAATAACCGTATTTATGGAGATTACTTCAAATTATATAAAATTATTATGAATACTTGCTCAAATTCTAGTATTAATGATCAAAAAATTTTAAGTTTCCTCCAAAAAGAACACAACATTACTGTATATAAAGATTTAGAACCTACAAAAGAATATAGTGAAAATGATTTATTTGTAATTCATGAATTAATTAATCAAATTATTACTTTATTAGGTGATTATTTAAAATCAAAGGAAAATGTGGATAATAAGCATCAGGATTTAATTAAAAGTGGCTTTAAAATTAATAGTTTTGCATATTCGTATAATTATCACAAATACTTATTACAAAATCAAATGGAATTATATATAAATTATCTTGATTTCTATAATCATAATCATTTAAAATATTTCCATAAAATTGAAAAACAAGCTTCAGCTATTTTAAGTGATATTAATGAGGAAATTTTATTTGAACAAAATAATTTGTTGGATGAATTACGAAATGAATCATCATCTCCCGTCAATATGACTGTCCTTGTTCAAAAAAAAGTTAATCAAATTGATCAGAAAAATATTCAGGAGGATAATAAAAATGTTCAAATAATTAAGGAAAAAATAACAGAAAGTGACAAAGTTATTCAGTATCTAGAAAAAAAAGATACATCTGACGATAATATAAGTGTGGCAAGTTCAATTACGATGGACGATATCCAAGAAAATAATGAATTTACAATTGTTGATAATAAAAAAAAGAAAAAGAAGAAACTAACAAAATAAATAAATAAACAAACAAAAAATAAATAATAAATAAATAAATAAACTAACAAATAAAAAATAAACAAATAAATAAATTATTATTAAGAAATATAAATTAAAATGTTTTATTAATTTATAAATGTGTGATTGTCACTGCAAAGATGAAAACGGAAATACATGGTCATATAAAGATAGACTACAATGGCCTTCTTTGTATAAAAAATATTTTAGTGTTATGAAAACACCCATAAATGTAGATTCTTCATGCGTTCAAAATGTAATCGGTAATGGACTAACTATGTTCTGGAGTAATCATCAACTTGTAAAAAGTGTTGAAAATATCAATTATATTCAATATGATTGTTTGAATCAAGATTCTTATGTTTATTATCAGGATAAAAAATTTGTACTTTTACAATGGCATTATCATGCTTCTGCAGAAAATACAATAGATAATTTATATTATCCAATGGAAATTCATTTTGTTCATGGTTATGAAAATCCAAATACCAATACAACTGAAATTTTAGTCGTAGCTCTTCATATAAAAGTTGCCGAAAATCCTTCTCAAGAAAGTGTATTGTGTAAAAATTTAATTAATAATTTTGGTAAAGAAGTGACTTTTGATCTATCTTCTTATAATCAATTACCTAAATTTCACTTATATCGATGGATAGGTTCTTTAACAATCCCTCCTTTTACCAATTCATTATTATTTAATTTATGGAGTCCTCAAGATCTACAAGAAGAATATATTCAAACAGGTATTCAAAGTGATGAGCTTATTTTATTTAATAAATTTTTCAGTGATTCACGTGATTTAATTACCAATGAATATGCTAAAAATCGTTGTGCAAAACCTTTAGAAGAAAACTTTTTAAGAGTACAAAGCGTCTCTCCTCAAATCACTATAAATGATGAACTTGGAGGTGATAATTGTGATTTATATAAAAAATAAATAAGAAAAATATAATCATTCAATTACTACCACATCTTGTTCAAAATAATTAAATAATATATTTTAAAATATATTATAAATAATATGTCCGATTTAAGTATTTCGAAAGCAGATCCATCCAAATTAATTTTTGTATTTGTTGGTTTACCAGCAAGTGGAAAAAGTTATACATCTTTTCATTTACATCAATATTTTAATTGGTTAGGATATACTACTAAAATTTTTAATTGCGGTGAATATAGGAGAAAATTGACAACAGGCGACCAAGATGCTTGTTTTTTTGATAATAAAAATTCAGATTCAACACAACAAAGAGAAGTATTTTTAAAATATGCTCTTTTTGATTTAAATACATTTCTAACAGTCAATAACGGTAAAATAGCTATTTTAGATGCAACAAATTCGACACAAGAAAGAAGAAAAAAAATATTAGAAACATTGGACATGTTTGAATATCAAAAAAAAGTAATTTTTATTGAAAATATAACTACAGATGAATCAATTATAGAAAAAAATATTTTATTTAAGAAAAATTCAAAGGATTATGTTTCTTTTAGCATAGAAGACATGAAAAAGGACTTCAAAGAACGTCTTGAATTCTATAAAGAAATATATGAACCCATTGATGAGATTGAAAATTTAAATTATGTTAAGATTTTTGATTGTGGAAAAAAAGTCACGTATCATAATATTAATGGATATATGGAATCTTTATTATTAACTTATTTAATTAATTTTCGCGTAAATGAAAAAAAAATATACATATCACGCCATGGACAAAGTTTATTTAATTTAGAATCGCGTATAGGGGGAGATCCTGAATTATCTGAAGAAGGTCAAAAATATGCTAAAAAATTACACCATTTTATTTCACTGCAATATAAAAAAGAGGATATTATTATTTTTACAAGTAATTTGAAACGAACGAAAAGCACCGCCAAATATTTCATTGAAAACGATTATAAGGTAATCCATAAAGAAATATTAAATGAAATACATGGAGGCATATGCGAAAATTTAACCTATACCGAAGTTAAAGAAAAGATGCCAGAAATCTATGAATCGCGTAAACAAGATAAGTTTCATTTTAAATATCCGCAAGGTGAATCTTACAATGATTTAATTGTTCGATTAAAAGAGTTTATCTTGGAATTAAATCGTATTGATAAACCTGTTTTAATTATTTGCCACAATGCGATTGTACGTGTTTTATATTCCTATTATTTTTCGATTCCACATAGTGAAATTCCACATCAAATTATTCCATTACATAATGTAGATTGTATCACAAATGATACCTATTTTTATAAAAAAGAAAGTGTATTTACATTATAAGTTATTTTTGAAGATAAAAATAAAAAATGATATTTTTAAATGTGTTTAAATGTAAGTAGTAGGGAAGAAAATATAAGTAAAATAAAAATGGATTATCCTTTTCGTATCGGTAAAATAAGACATAATCAATGGGTAAAATTAATTACAAAATATCCATATATTGAAGTTATTACAGAAAAATTATATGAATATTCTGGTATATTTGATGATACAATTTTAGATATATCAATTGATATTTATAGAGAACTACTAGATAATAGAATATCTCCTAAAAACGCTATAAACCGTTGGAATAAACATATTTTATACATGAAGATTAATTATCCACAAAAATTTGAAAATATTAATCATTATGGATATTTTCAAACTTATATGCAAAATATAAATTATTATATTGAAAAGAATTGAATTTTTAATTTTTATTTCTGTTTTTTATTTTTTTTATTATAAATATAACAATATAATTAATTTTTAGGAATTAAAAATTTTTTAAATTTCACCATTTGACCATAGGTATTAGACACCGTCACCTCCGAAGTATGACATTGTTCAGCAATTTCTTTTTTCGTAAAACCCAATTCGTAATTTTGTGATATTAAATAAATACACCCTACAGCAATTGATTTTGGATTATTTTCCTGACAAATACCTAATTTATCGACTAATAATGCGGCTTTATGAGCAACATCGATATATTTATCATCTATTTCTAATAACATACAGAAGCGTTTAATTAAATCTTTCGAATCAATTGGGCGCATTTTTCGCACATAATCTTTATCTTTTTGATACATTAATTCCGCAAATTCATTACATCCTTTGGATAATTTTTTAGATTTAATATCAAATAAACGTGCAACTTCTTCATTACTTCGTATCATATTATTATCTTTCAATGCATTAAAAAAACAGGCTGCAATTAAACATTCTCTGGATGTTCCTCTTTTAATATAATCTTTGCTCACAATTTTATACATTTTCATGGAAGCATCAATAATTGACTGGGGAACATTATCAATATTGGCTTTTTGAGCAATTTTATTCAATATTACAATCAAACTTTTTTCTTTATATGTTAATCCATTCCAACTGTTTAATTTTCTGTAAATTTCAAATCCTTTTCCTAATATAACGGTACTTAAAGATGAATCTGATATAATCTGATTCATTGGCATACCGCAACGATTCGGATCACTTGAACGTTTATTATCATCATTTCCGTAAAAACGCCATTCTGCATTTCGATCAATGATAAAGTCATTTTCAGTTCCACAAGAGGTGCATGTAATCATTTCATTATCTAAAATTAATGTGTTTTCTTCTTTACAATAACAACATATATCTTTTTCTTTTTCATTTATTGGTTTACTACTATTTAATTCTTGTTTTATGGAATTATTATTTTTATAATTATCTAAATCATTTAATTCATTTAATTCATCTTGATAAGAAAGTTTAATATTTTCATAAATGTGCCAAAATTCTTGATTCATTTCATATATCTTTAAGTATTTTTTCTTTAAATCATTTTATATTCAACTTATTTTATGTTTAATATATCATTTTTATTTTTTTTTTTAATTATTTATTATAAATAAAATATACTCTTATAGTAATGAAAGGAAAAAAAACAAATCCTTTACAAGGCGGAACTATTACCAACCCTTTTAAACAAATAGAAGTATTTTTTAGTTTAATTATATTAGGGTATTTTGGTGTAAAAGTTGTTTACGGTACTTTTTTCAAATTTTATCCTCAAAAATATTATTACAGAAATTTAGAAATTAATAGCACATCATCTTCCAATGATGAGGAAAATAAAGAAAATACTAATCAATTAGTATTGAATGCATATATGCCTGGAATGTGGAACAGTGAAATTACAGATTTTGTAGTTACCATTATTTTATCTTTGATTATTTTTATTTATACAAGTATGCCTAATCGAAGTATGATTTCCGAAGAAGGTAACTTAAATCCCGCTTTATTATTTGGTTTTATATTAGGTTGCGGATATCCTCCTATTAAACATAATCTAGAACCATTAATAAACAGAGCATCTTCAAGTAGCTTAGGACAAAATATATTTAATTGCTTCGGTATTTTATTATTTATTTTTCTGGTGACATTTATTGTAATTGCCAACTATTTTTCAATGAATAATGAATCCAACTCTTATGTTGGCTATTTGACATATGTATGTGCAATTATTTTATTAATTTTTGGTCTCTATTTTGGTCGTAAAGTAAGTGCTACCACGACACAAATTACTTATAATATGAGTCAAGGTAGTAACTGTTCTAAAGCAGATCAAAAATATGTTAAATCAAGTGGAGAACGATTAAAAATTAGCACTACATTTGTTGTTTTTATATTACTTATGTTATTTTCCTTTAGTCCCACAAATCCAGCTTTTAATTATGGATATACATTTATTTACGGTATTTTATTAGGTATTTTTATTAGTGGTGTTTCATATTATGGTATTGAATACTTCTTAGTAAAACAGCCCGAAAAAACATGTAATTCTTATGCTCAATGTAATTCAGATAAAATAGTTAATTTAGATGAAGAAGAAGAAGAAAATATAAATAATTTAATTGAGGAAAAACGATATGATAGTAATTCCTTTTCTGTAATCAAATTAATGTTAGTTATCTGTTTATTACTTATATTAGTCTATTTAGGATATAAATATATATCTCGCTAAATTAGGGCTTGATTTATAAAAAAATGGAAATATTACCTCATTTTTGGATATCAAATACACCAAAGAATAATTCTTATTTACATTCTAAGCAAATTAAAAATATTATATTTCTTTCTAATCAAGATGAATTTATTAAAAATTATCATCATGAACAAATACGAATTTCCTTGAAAGATTTAAATGATAATATCAAACAACGTAATATTATTATATATCAACATTTATATGATGTGACACATTATATTCATGAACAAATAAATAATAATCATAATGTATTGTTAGTCGGAAATGAAGCTGATGAACAAATCTTAGATGTTTTTATAATAGCTTATTTTATGCGTTATGGAAAAACAACATTAGATTATGCTGTTTATTTTTTATTTTCTAAAAAGAAAAATTGTTTACAACCAAAGTTTTATTATAAAGAATGTTTATTAAAATTTGAACAAGAATTACGAAAAAATAAAAATAATAATGATTTTTAATTTAAAATAAAGATCATTTATAATTTATAATTTATAAATTATAATTTTATGAAAATATATATATAAATAATATATATAATGGGAAATACAAATTCAGTTCCTAATAGTAATATAGCAAATAATGCTGTGAAAAATACACCTAAAATGGACTTTGATCAAAATAGTGTTTTTGAAAAAATTCTGTTGATTTCCAATGAAATGATTTCAAAATACCAGAATAATTTTTTGGATCCAAATTTTTGTGATAGTATTGCTTTTATTTATCAGAATAAATTAAATGAATTAGATATTAAGGTATTACGTAGTATTTACAATAATATGAACAATAATCCTAATATTAAAGGAAAAAATAATGGTAATAATAATTCAGCTGCAAATACAAAAAAAGAGCTACGTTTATTATTACAGTATAATCCTAAGCAAGATGAAACTTTTTTTACAGATTCATTTAAAGATAAACTACAAGAAGTATTTTGGGGGAAAAATATAGAATATAGCAAAGATATTTTTAATGATCAAGACTTACCAGCTAACTTTGACAAATTTTTATCCTATATTAAATATAAACCACGCTATATTAATCCTAAGCATGTCAATAAATTATTAGAATCTGTTTCAACTCAACAAGGAGGAAATATTTCAAATAATTTTAGTGCTAATTTAAATAAGAAATTACACCAAATTAATTCAAAGAATAATATTTCAAATACAAATAAGGTTAATAATAGTAATAATAATGGAAAAAATAAAAGTAATAATAATGGTAATAATAATGGAAATAATAATAATTCTAATTTAATGAATACTCAAAAATTATCAACAACTGGTTCTCCTAAATTACAGAATTTTTTAGATAATGATAATAATCAAAAAAATAATAGAAATAATAATGAAAATAATAATCAAAATAAAAGTCCTCCTATAAAGAGTAATGTAATAATGAATACTAATCAGAGATTGTCAAATAAAAAGAATATTAATAACCAAAAAACCAATAACACTACCGATGATAAGATGAATAATAATCAAAAAAAAGTAAATGAAGATAAACCAGCATCTTTTCAAAAAAATATAAATAAGTCACAACCTGCTCCGTTTCCTTCTTCTAAGCCAACTGGACATGTACCAAATAAAGTAAATAAATCTACTTTAGAAAAAACAACCAATAAAATTATATTAAAATATTTTGTTCCAGGATGGTATAAATCTACATCTGATCCATGTGGAAATAAGGAAAAATGCACATTAACTAAAAAACAATTATGTAAAGCGATTACTGAAAATTTTATTGTGCGTAATAATATTATTGCCGCTATATTAACTGCCATTCCTCAGAAAATGACCTACCCAGATGGTCGCGTGGAATATGAAGGTGGTATTTGTTATGAAAAGTTTATAAATTTAAATGAATGTAAAATGTGTGTCCCTTTTAATTACAAAGAATTAATTGGTAAAGATATTCCCGATATCATACAAAGTATCATTCAAAAATCAGAATATTTAACAGAAGCAGCTTGTCGTGAAAAAGGTGGCTATTTCTTGAAATTAACTGATAAAGAAAAGAAAATATTTGGAAGTAAACTTCAATATGATAATATGAATAAAAAAATACATCCTAAATCTAAATACAATGCTTTCTATGTAGAATGCTTGGAAAAATTAAAGACTTCTTATTTTAATTCCTTGAATAATTTAGTATTGATATTAGAAAAGATGAATGTAAATGCATATATTGACAATGATACAATGAATAAAATTGCCAAAAAAACAAAAGATATTTTAGATAATATGTATAGTTTATGTAATTATTATTATGTATATGCTATTATTGCGTTAATTAATGGTGATTTTTCAGTACCGGCAAATAATACTACACAAAATTTAACAAGTTCATTTGCATCTGCATTAAAAGTTCCCAAATAAATTAATAATAAATAATTAAATAATTAAATAATCACTTAAATATATAAAATATATACCATTCACCATTAGGCTTTAATCGGATGGTATAATTTGTTTTCTTGTATTAATGCCCCATAAGAATGTATATCATGGTGTATTAGTTTTATCAATGGATTATTATTATCCGTTGTTAAAATTCCAATAAATCTTGGTAGAAATTGTTGTATTGAAAGATTATTTTCTCTGCAAAAATTAGGTAAAAGGGCTTCAAAAAATCCAGAGTATTTTTTATCAATTTGTTCAAGTAATAAGTTCATACAGGTTGAAGAAAATCGCATAATAACACCTAATATTCCAATATTTTCTATATTTTGAAATCCCCGTAATTTTTTGGAAATCACCCAGGAAGGTTCACGTAATCCATATTCTGGAACCAGTAAATCATATTCATGAGCATTTTGTTCTTGTACCAAAGAAAGTAAATTACCATGGAAATAAACATCATTTTCAATTACCCAAATATAATTAAATTCATTTAGTTTTCCTTTTTGTTTTAATAAATAGTGAATGTATAATGTATGTCCTAAATGATCATAACTTGTTTTCATTTTGTGTATTTTTATAATTTCTATATTTGAAAGTTTTTTAGAAATAGAAGCATCATAGTTATTTTTGGCATCAAATAAAACAATTGCTTTTATATTTGTTGGTAAATTTTGATTTATTTCCATTAATCGTTTCATAAATAAAGGTTGAAAATTATGTGTAATAAATAAGAGTAAATTTTTTTTATTAGAATCAAATACCATTATTAATCAATATATAATAAATTATAGAATAATATATTATATAATAAACGTTATAGATAAATTAACTTAATTTAAGTTTTAGCTAGAGGTTGCCCAGGCTGAGTTTGGGAAGCATTTTTGAGTTGTTCAGGTAATTTTTGTAAAGAACTAAATTCATTACCCATATTAGAAGCTAAATCATAAAAATTAACAAAAACGGGGGGTACAGAAACAAACATATCAAACAATGCTACTCCTATGCCTCCAAGTCCTCCTGATTGATTCTTAATTAAAGGAAGACGCTGACTCATAGAGTTATTAGATTTACTTTTTTTATTGTATTTTTTATGAACTTTCTTATCTATTTTATGAACTTTCTTATCTATTTTATTAACTTTCTTATTTATTTTATTATCTTTCTTATCTATTTTATTAGTTTTATGAACTTTCTTTTTGTCTTTTATGTTGTCTTTTATTTTAGGTGTTTTTTTATCTTTTGTTAATTCTTTTTTAATTCTTTTTTTATTTTTTGTATTAGGAGGTTTCTTATCTTTTAATAATTCTTTTTTAATTATTTTTTTTCTGATATTTTCATTTTTTTTCTCCATATTTTTTTGAGAAATTGTTTTACTTTGGTTTTTAATTGTACTTTTTTTTGATGTTTTACTAATATTTGTTTTAATTTTTATTTTTGGACTGTTTTTTTTTAAATTTGTTTTGCTTAATTTATTTATTTTTTCAAGAGCATTTTCTCTACTTTTTTGATCTAATTTTTTTTTATTCATCTTCTTATTACTATCTTAGATTTATTTTGTACTTTATTATAAATTAAATTATAAACCGGTTGATCCAAATCCATCACTTCCCCTTTCAGTACTATCTAATTCATCACAAATACAAATTTCCATTTTTTCAATTTTTGTGGGTATCATTTGAACAATTTTCATATTTTTTGTCACCACAAATTCTTGATCTTCACTATGATTAATTAGCAATACTTTGATTTCTCCACGATAATCATAATCAATCACTCCTGCTCCTATATCTAAATTATGTTTCACGCTGAGTCCGGATCTTGGAGCAAGACGCATATAATAGGTTGGATCATTCCAAGAAACATGTAATCCAGTAGGAATTAATTTCCTGGTTCTGGGTGGTATAACAATATCTTCCTCATTATTTGAAAAAATATCTATTCCAGCAGCATACGAACTACCATATATTGGTGTTGTAAAAGAGTGTGCACTTTTTATTTTTAATTGTAGCATTTTATTTGTATAGCATTATCATAATCTTTTTAAATACTTCAATTTTTTAAAAAAATATATTTTAAAGGTAGTTTATTAATATATAAACAATATATATGAAATAAAATTTAAAATATGTCCAAAGCTATCCTGATAAATGACCCTTTTACAGAATATAAGTGCAATATATGTTCTGAAGTAATTGAAAAAGGAAAAATTATTGGACTAAAGTGCAATTTTAAAAAACATATCTTTTGTTATTCATGTATTTATGATTGGTATAAAGAAATTAGCTATAATTCATTATATACGAAACAAATGTGTCCGATATGTCGTAAAAAAGGTGGAGCATTACCTCATTTTTCAAATGTTTCTTTTCATAAACATATTCATTATATTTCTGAAAAAAGTACATTTATTCAAAATTGTGGATGTCAATTAAAAAATAAAAAAACAACTTGCTTTGTTATAGGAAAGCCCGAAAATAATTTTAAATGTGCGCGTCATCATTCCAAATTAAAAAAAGAAGAACAACAAGATGTTCAAAAATCCGTAGAAGTGAAATAATGAAAATTCATTTGTTTTTTTTATATAAGATTCAATAAATTTTCTATTTGGATTAAAAAATAAAATCTTTAAAGGATGATGAAATTCTTTCGATTCATTTATACATTCAATTCTTTTTTTTAATAATTCATTTGTTTTATGGAAATAAAAAAATCCAACTATATTTGCTATTAAAAATAACTGATGTCCCCAATAAATACTAGTATCAAAATAAATAAGTAGATTTAATAAAATGAAAAGACCATTGTCAGTCACTTCTTTTAGAAAAGATATATCATAAATTGATTGATAGTTATTTTTTTTTTCTAATGTTTGATATACTTCTTGAATTATATATTGACTTTGTAAGAAAAAACTAAAATCAAAAAATCTTCTTTGTTGTAAGTAATATAAAAATAAATAAATAAAGTAGATACGTATATATAATAAAAATTCCAAATGAAAATAAGATTTTGGAATTAATTGATAATAAATATAATTACTTAGTGAAGCAATAATATAAAGATACATATACTAGTTCTTAGTATTTTTTATTTATATACATAAATAAAAAATTTATAAAAGTAATAATAAAAATACTATAAAAATAATTAGAAATAAAAAGATATAAAAGAATAAAGGTAAAATACTATGTTATTTATAGAACTGGTGTGAATGATACTGGAGCAGGGGATGGCGCTTGTTGTTCTTCTACATTTTCACCTGCTAATAATTTTTGTAACATAAGTTCATTTTGTCTTACTTCTTCATCAGCATCAGCTAATTGTTGTCCCATCATAACATCATCAGAAACTAAGTTTTCTTCGAAGAAAATCAATGTTTCTCCTTTCCAAGCTTCTTCAGAAAATTGATTATTGGTGCTGTACACCCATTTTAAGATACTTGGATCATTAATAGAACTATAATTTTCTAAAGACAAAGATTTTAGCGAGCCAAAATATTTAAGAGGTTGTTTCATTTCAGCGCGTACAGAAACTTTTTCAGAGTATGCACTTTTCTTTAATTTTAATAATAATTTAGTAGCATCGGAATCACTTAAAGTCTGATTTATAGTTTGATTAAATAAATAAGAACTTGCATCGTCAAATGAACTAATATTTAAACGATAGTTATTTGCTTCATTAACAAATTGCGCAATAGTACTAATAAAAAATCCAAGTAAATTTAAACATAGAATTCCTAAATTTTCTCTGAAATCCATTTCAAGATATTTTCCGCTATCTACATTTAATAAAGCATAATAAGAAATAATTTCTTTGCATAAATCAATTACTTTACGGTTTTTTTCCGTGGTATCTGTTTGATTAATAGCTAAGCTAATTGCGTTCACTTCATCCGATAGTGAGTATGATCCTGTTTTTCTATTTGTATCATAATCTTCCACTAATTTTGCTACAGTAAATAATATTTGACAAGGACGAATGTAATTACTTGTTAAAGTATTTAAATTAAAAGCTGACATTTTTTATAATATTAAATTCTATTTTATTTTTTTTAATTATACGCGTCCGAAATCATCTTCATAACGCACAATATCATCCTCTTCCAAATAGGAACCAATTTGTGTTTCTACAAATTCGACATCTTCATTTGTTTTATTGGAAATTCGATGTAAAGTTTCTTTCGGTATATATACGTGTTGGTTGGGTTGTAATAATAGAATATCTTTTCCAACTTGCACTTCAGCGGTTCCTTTCACAATAACCCAATGTTCACTTCGTTGATAATGACTTTGTAATGATAAACGTTTATCTGGTTTTACACATATATGTTTAATTTTAAAGCATTCTTTTTCTTCTTTTACATTGATATACCATCCCCAAGGACGTTCTACTTTTTCCATAATTTACTATAATTATAATTATATATTTTCCTAAAAAAATAGATTAATTTAACAAAAAAATAAAAATATATTTAACTACTATTTCATTAACTTTCTTTATAATTATTATAATTTTTTAGCATATATCTATTTAAAACTGTACTAATATTAACATATATTGAAAATTGATTAAACAATGACATCTATTCGTAGACTTACTAAAGAATTAAAAGATATTACACAAGATCCTCCCCTTAATATTTCCGCTTCTTCTATTAATGATAATTTATTTGAATGGGAAGCCATTCTTCTTGGTCCTACAGAAACACCTTATGAAGGAGGTGTTTTTAAACTTCATTTACATATTCCCAAAGATTATCCTATGAAACCACCCAATGTTTTATTTAAAACAAAAATTTATCATCCTAATATTCATAGTTCAGGAGCCATTTGCTTAGATATCTTAAAAGATAATTGGAGTCCTTCTTTAACCATTTCCAAAATTTTATTATCTATTTGTTCCTTATTAAATGATCCTAATTGTGATGACCCATTAGTTCCCGATATTGCAAAAGAGTGTAAAAATAATTATGAATTATATTGTAAAAACGCACGGGAATGGACGCAATTTTATGCGCTAAATAATCATTAATTACATTAAATCGGCTAATAAATCTTCTAGACTCATTTTTTTCTTTTCTTTCTTTTCAATATGATCGGGTATAAGTGGGCATTTCGAATAAATTGTATCGTGACTTCTTGATGAAATAATATGCTTTTCTTTGACTAATTTTTGCGTACATTCTACATTAATAATTTCATCCGCACAATTTTCAATAACAGCATAATTACCAAATAACCACCAGTCATTATATGTTTTATTTTTAAATTCTTCATTGGTTATTCCTATTTTTGAGGCCTGCATATCTACTAAATCATGTTCCATTTGATTAATAAAATTGATATAACTTTCAATTTTTGCTTTTTCACTCTGGATCCCGAAAGAAATTTGATGCTGCATAATTTTTCCATAAGGTAACATTAATCGTCGATTACATGATTGTAATATTGCGAAACCCATACTATAAGCTTTTTCCACAATACATGACATATTATTTTTCTGTACTTCACGAATAATTTTATTGCCATCTTCTACCGATCCGCCATTCGTATCTAAGAAAACAAACGCACTCTGTTTATTTTCTAAAGAATGTAAATCTTGCAGAAATTTATTAGTACTCTCTTTATTTATGGTACCTTTTAATAAAATCATGTTTGTAGTATTTAGTTTAAGTACAGGTAATGTTAAAGAAGCTTGAATATAATGCGTATTTGGTGTAATAAAAAATAATAAAAATATGAAAAAATAAAGTAAAGTATACATCTATATCTTTTATGTGATATAAAATAATTTTCGAAATGTAAAGAAAAATTCTAAAAATTAAAAAGAATGCTTTATGAATAAAAAATAAAGTAAATAAAATAAATAAAGTAAGTAAATAAAGAAAGTAAATAAAGTAAATAAAATTGATATAAATAATGCTAACGAAAAGTTAAAAAAAATAAAAAAAATGAATGATTATTTGTAAACGCACGAACTTAATATCTCTTATTATAAATATTAGTCCTTTTTATAATTTTATTTCTATTTTTTATTATTCTAATAATTAGTATAGATAATTAATAAAATGGAAATAGATGATACTCAAGAAGAAAAGAAACAACACTGCAACATTTGTGGTATTCAAGAAAATTTACAACAATGTGAAGAATGTCAGCAATTTGTATGTATGAAAGAACAATGTATGGATCCGTCATGTATATCTATTGATAATTGGATATGTTGTTTTCATTGTTATCAAGAAAAAATGTTGTACGAATTAGAAAATCAAATGGATGAAGCTGATATTGATCAATGTATATATTGCGGGAATATTAATTATAATGAACATAAATGTACTTGTTACGCCTATCAATTAGATGATTATCATGAAAATGATATGATAAATCATGCATGCACATCTTCAATTAATTTATGTTATTATGAAGATCAACTTTCTAATTCTTTTGCAGATATTCATTTATCATCTAATTCTTAAAATTTGAATACTTTTTTATTATTAAATTTTATTTTTTTCGTTTATTTTCTTAAATTTTTATATTTATTATTTTTTAATAATCTTTTTAATTTTGTTTTATTTTTTTTTAAGAAAAAAAAATAAAAATATTTTACATTAGTATAATGGCAGGAAAAGTCACAAGAACTGTTCAAAGTAATAATCCGGTAGATATATTTAAACAAAATGATAACACTAGTTTAATTGCTATGGGTACGAATGTATCTAATGGTAATTTTTTTTTAAGTAAAGGAAACACAGGAAATGAGAATAATTTATTAACCATTACACCTTCTGGTAATTTTACTTTTAGTAATGGAGATGCATCGGGTGCTGGTGCGACTGGTACTACAGTTAATTATACAGATTTAGCAAAAATTGATGGAATAACAGATGGTACAGCGGCTGCTAACAAAGCATTAGTATTAGATAGTAGTAATAATATAGCTGGAATAAATCACATTACTATGAGTGGTGATCTAAAAACATCAAGTACCAATGTAAATATATTTAATGAATCAAATATTGGTCAATTAAATATCGGTACTGGAGCAACTGGAATTAAAATTGGCGGAGGTGCTACTCATATTGATATTGCCACGGATTCAGGAACATCTACTACATTTAATATAGGTGCAAATGATGATACTGTAAATATTTATGGTTCATTAAATGTACATGGTACAACAAATACGGTTCATTCAACCAATACGTACTTATATGATCCTGTTTTTGAATTATCAAAAGGTCAAACAGGTACTCCTATCACAGATAGTGGTTTATTAATTAATCGTGGTTATGGAACTGGTGGAGGTCAAGAAAATGGTTTTATTGGCTTTGATGAAAGTGCTGATTCTTTTGTGATGGGTTTAACACAAAATGATAGTGGACATACTGGGAATTATACAATTACACCCGGAACTTTACAATTAACTAAATTAATTGGAGAAGATACCAATAACACATTAACATTAGATGAAACAAATGTTTATATTAATGCTTCTACTGTTGGAATTACAGGTACTACAACTATCAATGGTGAACTAACAGCTAATCAATTAAATTTAACTAATAGTGCTCACATTGCGCCTACGGGTTCAAATCATATACAAGTAAATACATTAGGAAATACAGGAACTATTTATTTGAATGGTGATGTGACTGTTTTAGGTTCATTAAGTACCACAACTAGTTCTAGTAAACAAACTATTGGTGATACAACAAATAGTACATCTACATCAACAGGTGCATTAATAGTAAATGGTGGAGCTGGTATTGCTAAAGATGTTTATATAGGCGGTTTACTTGATGTTGATGATACAATTAATGTAGGAGGTACTGGAACATTTAGTCATATGAATGTAAATGGTAATGTAGGAATTACGGGTGGTAATTTAACGTTGTATGGAACTTCTACTCAAGTCGGTAATGCTGCACTTACTGGAGATGCCGATGTGACAGGTAATGTAGGAATTACAGGGGGTAATTTAACGTTACATGGAACTTCTACTCAAGTAGGTAATGCTGCACTTACTGGAAGCTTCACTCAAATTGGTGATGCAGATGTGACTGGTAATGTGGGAATTACCGGTGGTAATTTAACGTTATATGGAACTTCTACCCAAGTGGGTAATGCAACACTTACTGGAGATGCAGATGTGACCGGTAATGTAGGAATTACGGGTGGCAATTTAACCTTATATGGAACTTCCACACAAGTAGGTAATGCAACGCTTACCGGAAGCTTCACTCAAACTGGAGATGCAGATGTGACCGGTAATGTGGGAATTACCGGTGGTAATTTAACGTTGTATGGAACATCTACTCAAGTAGGTAATGCAACACTTACTGGAGATGCAGATGTGACAGGTAATGTGGGAATTACGGGTGGTAATTTAACCTTATATGGAACTTCTACTCAAGTAGGTAATGCAACACTTACTGGAGATGCAGATGTGACTGGTAATGTGGGAATTACGGGTGGTAATTTAACCTTATATGGAACTTCCACACAAGTAGGTAATGCAACACTTACCGGAGATGCAGATGTGACCGGTAATGTAGGAATTACGGGTGGTAATTTAACCTTATATGGAACTTCCACACAAGTGGGTAATGCAACACTTACTGGAGATGCAGATGTGTCCGGTAATGTGGGAATTACAGGTGGTAATTTAACCTTGTATGGATCTTCCACACAAGTGGGTAACGCAACACTTACTGGAGATGCAGATGTGACCGGTAATGTGGGAATTACCGGGGGTAATTTAGATATTTATGGAAATGTTGGTGTTACTGGTTCTCAATTTACTGTAGACGTTGCTAATACTGCGAATGATAGTATTCAACTTGTTAGTACTGGTGGAATTATATTAACTGCAGGAACAAATAGAACTGTAGATATCAATGATTTAACTACTACTAGTTTTACTACATCATCTGATAAACGATATAAAGAAAATATTGAGACAATTCCTTCATCATTAGAAAAAGTATTAGGATTACGAGGTGTTTATTACGACTGGATAGATAAAAAGAAATTTAATGAGAGAAAACAAGTTGGATTTATTGCTCAAGAAGTAGAAGAGGTTGTTCCTGAATTAGTGGTGACTAACGACGAAGGATTTAAATCAGTAAATTATAATCAATCCGTATCTTTACTTGTAGAAGCAATTAAAGAACAACAAAGCATGATTAAACAATTACAAGAAGAAATTTATTTAATTAAAAATAAACCGAAGCGTAAATATACTAAAAAAAAGAAAGATGAATCAATATAAAAAATAATATCTTTTTATAATAATGGAAGTTAATATATTTGATAAAATATATCAAATAATGACCACTTATGAAAATTTACTAAAACAAAAAAAGGATACACCTTCTACGAACTCTTTTGATATCAAGAATGATTTATTTTTTCAATTCATTTTTCAAAATATTCATCTATCTAAGCCTTCTTCTACTTTTCATTCTTCATCATTCCAACAAGAAAATAAAAAGAATACTAAACAGAATGAGCAATCTTTAGATGAAAAGTCTTTACTATCAAAAAATAATAGTATAAATGACACATCAAAAAATAATGTAGAAAAAAATCAGGAAAAGAAAAAAAAAATATACCAAGATAGTGATACTAAAGATAAAAAGACTCTAGATAATGAACATGAAAATAAGTATTCTTCCTCAACAAATAAAGATAATTCTTTTCATCATAATGAAACAAATAAAACAGACATTCATACAAAAAATGAAGTAAATACTGAAATAAAGAAATATATGAAAACATGTTATAAAAAAATTATCTTACTTTGTCATCCTGATAAAACAAAAGAGAATAAAAAACTTTACCAGGAATATTTTATTAAAAGTCAGGAATATTATGAAAATAATTTTATAATTGGA